GACACCCACATTCAAAGTAATAATAATGTTACGTTACAATCTAATAGAAACATTATACTGGAAACCGAAGGTACTGGAAATATTTGGTTAGGTGCAATTGGTACAAAAAATAGTGAAGCGGGAGATGCTGTTCAAAAAATGGTATTAGGTGGTGAATTAATTAAAATATTAGAAGATTTGATTGATGAAATCACAGGTCAAGTATATGGTACAAGTTGTGGCCCAACCGATACGGGTCCTGTAAATTCACCCGCTTTTAATTCAATTAAGGGTAGATTAAAAACAATTCTTTCGGCTAGAAATTATTTAACAAAATAATAAATGTCTTGGACTATATATAAATTAAATGTATTAAAATCAATGATAACATTTGAATACGCTAAGGATTCGGATGGAATGGCTGATTTTATATCTACTCAATATGACCAATGTATAAAACGTGGGGGTGATATGATTTATGGTGTACCCGTTATTAATGGTAATGCAACAGGTATGGCAAAGGTTATTAAAGATGCATTTAAAAAAGGAAGAGAAGCTGGTGGTGAAAATTTTAATTTATTAGCAGAAATATATCCCGCTGCATTTGATGCATATTGGTTGGGTGCAGAAATGGCACCAATACCAAATCCCCTATTAAAACCATTGGGTTGGCCAAGTACACCACCCGCACCTGGTACAATCAAAAACATCGGCCCGAATCCAATTTCATTAGCCAGTTCGATTGCAATACACAAAGTTTTAAAAGAAGCATTAAAAAAATTAGAAGATGAAATAAAATCTTTGACAATAGAAATTAAAGAAATTGGTGCAATACCTGTTTACGATACGGTTATTAAAATTTTAAAAAAAGAAATATCCAATCCACTTATACTTAACGACCCAATAATAAAGCAAGCAAAAGAAGTTATTGAAAAATTAAGAGAAGCTAAAAAGAAGAAAGCAAGTATTGGTAGTCAAATAAAAAAAGCTTTAAAATTTCCATTTCCTGAATTACCAAAAATAAAAGATATAATTAAAAAAGCAACTGACATTTTATTGGATGAAGCGGTTAAGATAATCGAAGAAACTATAATAAAACCAATAGAAGAAACAATACTTGCTCCAATATATGCTGCAATTGAAACTGCGGTAAATCTTGCAAATAATTTACCAAAAAAACCAACAAAAGCTGAAATTAAAAAATACGTTAGAGATATAATTGATGGATTGATTCCTGATTTTGACCTATCAGGTTTATCTATTCCAAAAATACCAACAAAGGCTGAATTAAAAGCAATGATAAAGGATAAGATACCTACAAAAGAAGAATTATTGGCAATGGCGTATGATTTAATAAAAGATAAGATTCCAAAAATTCCAAATATTTGGTTTGTTCCTCCAACATTAGTATTTTCATATCCAACCAATATATTATTAGACCCGTTTGTAAATGTTGCAAAATTTCATTTAATGGGAGTTGGAGGAACGATGTCGGTTATTGCACAATACCCACCACCTGCACCACCTGCCCCTGCAATTATAAATTGGACAGGTTACAGAGTTGTGGGATAAATTATTAAATCAAATATTTATTACTAAACATATACAAAACAATTATTATGAAATCAGAAATTTTATTAACTTTAATTAAAGAAGTTGTTAAAAACGAAGTTAAGTTACAAGTAAAAGAAGAACTTGTTAAACTAATTAAGTCTGGTGCAGTTACATTAAACTCACAAAAAAAACCATCTACTCCATCATTGAGAGAGATGACAGAAGTTACTCCTACACAGGTTAAAAGACAACAACCGGTTCAACAAACACAAAGACCACAAAAAGAATTTTCAAAAGACCCAATGATAAATGAGATTTTGAACATGACTCAACCATTCACTGCTGCACATAGAGCTGAAGGTGGTATGGCAGGTGCTGGTGGAAGTGTATTGGATATGGTACAACCTCAACAAACTATGGAAGGAGATTGGGAAACAATGGATTATAGAGAAGCTGGTGTTCCACAAAATATTCCTCAACAAATGGAATCAACCGGTGATGCATTACAAGATGCAACTATGAAAGCATTAACAAGAGATTATTCAGAATTAGTAAAGAGATTTAAATAATGGCAATAGAGTTAGGTAAAGTTAATATAACGGATTTAACACAGAATGATTACAAAATACTTGGAATTGGAATAAATAAATCTTCCGATAAGGGTGGAATATTTTCTGTTAATTATACAACACTAACTCAAGCCAAAGACAATTTAAAAAACTTAATATTAACCAAAAAAGGAGAAAGATATTTAAATCCCACATTTGGTTGTGATATTTGGAGAGTGTTATTTGAACAAATGGATTCTAATTTGATAGAAAATCAAATAGAAAACACAATATTAGATGCGGTATCAAATTGGTTACCATATTTAAATATAGATGAAATTATATTTGATTATGATGATAATGATATTGATAATAATAGAATAAATTTAGATATAAAATTTTCATTAGTATCAAATCCAAATTTAGGAGAATCGGTACAAATAACTGTAAATAACAATTAAAAACAATGGCACTTAAACCTTTAGATAAGAATTGGGGAAATGATAAAAAATCAATATCATTCGTTGGTAAAGATTTTACAACATTAAAGCAAAATCTTATTGAATTTACTAAAACATATTTTCCAAATACATATTCCGATTTTAATGAAGCTTCTCCAGGTATGGTATTCATTGAACAGGCAGCTGCCATCGGAGATATGTTATCTTTTTATCAAGATACACAATTAAAAGAATCAATGTTATCTTACGCAACTGAAAGGAAAAATATAGTTGCTTTAGCACAATCAATGGGATATAAACCAAAGGTAACAACACCGGCAGTTACAACATTAAATGTATATCAATTAACTTTAGCTAAAAATGATGCAACATACTCTCCTGATGAAAGTTATTATATAAAAGTAAAGGAGGGGATGGAAATTGAATCATCCACCGATTCTACAATAGTATTTAGAACAACAGATTCAGTAGATTTTTCAAATCCAACCGATAGAGAAATTGATGTATTTGAAAGAGATAATAGTGGAATTCCTACAAAATATTTGATTACAAAAAAAGTAAAAGCAATTTCAGCAACTGAAAAAATAACATCTATTCAATTTGATGATGATACCGATTATCCAAGCAAAACACTAAATGATACGGATATCATATCAATAGTATCGGTAACCGATGGTGATGGTGGTAAGTATTATGAGGTTCCATATTTAGCTCAAGAAAGTATTTTTGTAGAACAACCAAACACTATTTCAAATGGTGGTGAATTAAATAATTCTTCATCGGTTGTACCTTATATTTTAGAAGTACAAAAGGTTCCTAAAAGATTCTCAGTTAAAGTAAATTCAGATAACACAATGGATTTACAATTTGGTACAGGAAACAATACAAACGATTCTACATTGTTACCAAATACAAAAAACATAGGATTAGGACTAGCAAATTCCGTTAATAGATTAAATCAAGGAATTGACCCATCTAACTTTTTAAAAACAAATACATTTGGAATTGTTCCTGTGAATGATAGTTTAACTGTAACGTATTTAGTTGGTGGTGGTGTAACCTCTAATATAAACACAGGAGATTTAACAAGAATTAGAAAAATTAATTTTGAAGAAGATTTATTATCAATAAACGCAGGTAATATATCAACATATAACCAATTAAAAAATAGTATTGCAGTTGAAAACATAGAACCTGCAACAGGTGGTAGAGGTTCAGAATCAATTGAAGAAATTAGACAAAATGCATTAGCAACATTTGGTTCTCAAAATAGAGCGGTAACCAAACAAGACTATATCGTAAGAGCTTTATCAATGCCGGAAAGATATGGTAGTGTTGCTAAAGTATATGTTAGTCCTGATGGTGAAATAGATAATAATAGCCCTTCCTCTATATTATCAAGTCCACAAAATATATCCGAATTTGTAAATATAGTTCAATCATTACAAACGGCAACTACTCAACAAATACAAAGTGAATTAGTAAAATATCTTACACAAAAAAGCACATCAATTTCAGAGGTTAATAATCCGTTCGCTATCAATATGTATGTTTTAGCATATGACCAAAATAAAAAATTAACTCTTTTAAACAAAGCAGTTAAACAAAATCTTAAAACATATTTAGGTGAATATAGAATGATTACCGATGCAGTTAATATAATAGATGGTTTTATTATTAATATTGGTGTTGATTTTGAAATAGTAGTTTATTCAAATTACAATAAAAGAGAAGTTCTTGCAAATTGCTTAACAGAATTACAAGATTATTTTAATATAGATAATTGGACATTTAATAAACCAATTAACATTTCTGAAATAGAATTGATAATTGCAAATGTTGATGGTGTAATGAGTGTACCATCTGTAAAAATATCAAATATTTGTCAAAGTGATAATAATGAAAACTATTCACCAAATAGATACAATATGGATGAAGCAACTAAAGGAAAGATTGTCTATCCTTCTTTAGACCCATCTATATTTGAACTTAAATATCCAAACAAAGACATAAAAGGGAGGGCAATATAATGCATAAATTTTTTACATCGTCATTAGACGCAAGTATATATCTTCAACAACCTGAACAAAACGCAGGTAGAGATGAGATATTGGAAGTAGGTAAACTTTATTATGGTTCTTCAAAAGATATAGCAAGAACTTTAATTAAATTCGACACCGGTTCAATTAAGTCGGAAATAACATTAATAGGAACAGGCAGTTGGCAAACATATTTAGTATTACGTTCTGCTAACTCACAAGAAATTCCATTAGAATATTCAATTTATGCAAACGCAGTTTCTCAAAGTTGGACAATGGGAACAGGAACAAAATTTGACAACATAACATCGGATGGAATTAGTTGGAAATACAGAAATGGAGTAAGTACATGGCAAGATAATGTAACGGCAGGTACGGCCGTGTTTGTGGCAGGTACAACGGGTTCGGCTAATGCAGAAGGAGGAACTTGGTTTATTACAGGTTCAGCAACACAATCGTTTAGTAATGAACCAGATGATATTAGAATGAATGTCACCAACATAATGCATCAATGGATTAGTGGTTCTTTAAAGAATGATGGATTTATAGTTAGACATAGTATTGATGTAGAAAACAATGATTTAGATTATGGTTTATTAAAATTCTTTTCAAAGGAAACAAATACAATTTACGAACCTAAATTAGAATTAGTTTGGGATGATAGTTCTTATGTAACAGGTTCACTATTATCAATAACGGGTTCAAGATATGCAGATGAATTGGAAAATACAAAAATAGTTATTACTGATTTAAAAACTGAATATTTTGAAAATACAAAAAACAAAATTAGAGTTAAAGGAAGAGAATTATATCCGGATAAAACATTTTACACTGTTATAGGATATGACCAAGTAAGATATTTACCAACATCATCGTATTATCAAATAGAAGATTATATAACAGATGAAATAGTTATACCATTTGGTGAATATTCTAAATTAAGTTGTGATACAAAGTCAAATTATTTTTATTTAGATACCAAATCATTTCCAACAGATAGAGTTTACAGATTAAAATTAAAAGTAGAAAGTTCAGGTATTACAAAAATAGTAGATGATAAATTAATATTTAAAATAGTATAAGAATGTCATTAACATCATTAGAATCCATATCGGAAAAAATACAAGAACAAAGAAAAAAAGATTTAGAATCGATTTTAAATATATCGGGTTCAAGTGCTATTAATAAAAACGAATATGGTGTTACAATAGTTGACACAGCAAATCCGGCATCATCATTGTTATTTAAAAATTTAAGTAAGCCTAAATACGATGAAGCTGAACTTATTAAAGCAATTGATGTAGACGTTATCGAATTGATGCCAAATATACCTACACGTAATTTGGATTTAGTACCAAGACCACTATATACAGAACAAGTTGATTTAGTTGAAGATTTAAGAAGACAAGTACAAAGATTGACAATAACAATTGCAGATTTAAATTCACAAATAGTTACTTTACAATCACAAGTTCAAACGGAAATAAATAATAGATTAAGTATTGAACAAACTAACGATGTATTGGCAAATCAAATAGATACATTAACGAATACAATTAATGATTTTACTGGACAAATTGCAACATCATTACAAAAGT